TGTCCATCGCCAGCCAGTCATCGGGCAATTCGGCGCAGCGCGCGGTGATAATCCCGTCGTCAAACTGGATCATCTGCGCCACGCGCAATTCTTGATTAAATTTGCTTTCTGCCATTGTTATAAAGCAGGAGACGAGCGCGTCACTCCAATCGCTCCTGTTCGCCCATTCGCTAATTTGAAGCTTGAGGGTAGCGTAATCCGACACTAAAGTTCCCCTCGTCTAGGCATGGCGCGGCGATGCTGGGCACGGCAAGGCCGGGTACGGCGAGGCTGGGCTCGGCGAGGCTGGGCTCGGCGAGGCGCGGCAGTACAAGGGAGGCGGCCGGTGGGCCGCCTCTTTTCTTTCGCGCTCATCGCTTGCTCTTGCCGAGCCTCTTGCTCATGCGCGGCTCTTGGGTGTCGCCGGTCGGCGGCGGCATGGTCGAGCCGCGCGCCACGTCTGGACGAAACTCGTTGTAGACGCGCCCCTGCAGGTTTGGCGGGCGGACCTCAGGCGCATGCTGCGACTTCGTGGTGAAGCCACGCTGATATTGTGTTCCTGACCCTGTTGTTCTTGACCCTTTCGATGGTCCTGTCTTGTATTTTGTCGGCATGGATCAGACCTCCTTATTTGGGCTGCATCGGATCAACCCAGTTGTCGGGATGACAGTAGTTGTTCTCCTGGCGGCAAAGCTCCCGTCCGCCTTGCTTCGGGAAAGGAGCCGATATGCACTCCGAACAGGAGGTCGGCGGCGGCGATCAGGAGACCGATGAGAACGATCGCGCCGAGCACATATTTGACCGCGCCAACCCATGACGCTCCACCCATCTGCGCGCCCACCCAATCGATGACGAGATTGATGATGTAGAGGACAACCACAGCGATGATCACTGCGACCGCAAACCAGACGACGCCGAGCGGCGAAACGGCAACGCCTCCCGCCAGCCCAAACACCGCCGCAACGGTGACGACGAGGGCGATCAGGAGCAGCGCGCCGATGGCGATCTTGGCGATCTGGGCGAAGAAAGCGTCCGGCGCCACCCTGTCAATGCTGACAAAAAATATGCCCCCGGCGGCGAGGAGGGCGATGATGTTGACGACGAATTGGACGAGGCCTGACATCATGACCCAAGCTCCTCCACACGGGCGACGTAGCCGCCCTTGAACTGCACATACTCGCCCTGTCGGCGCGGGATGATTTCCGGCGGCTTGTTCCACATTAAGATCGCCTCGGCGCAGCCATCGATGTCGCCGTCGTTGAACCGGGCGGCGAAGGTCGAGCTGGCGAACCCGCCCTGGCCGATGTTGAAGCAGATCGAAACGAAGGCGTCGTACTGATGCTGTCGCATCGAGGTGGCGATCACATCATTGACGCAGTCCTCGTAGGCGTCGAGGTCTTCGTCGAACAGCGCGTCGGCCTCTTCCTGGGTGATGCACATGCCCGCGCACGGGATGGGCTCACCGGCTGCTGCGGTATGGCCGACGCCGATCGTCCAGACGCCGACGCTGTCCAGATAGGCTTCCAGCCTGCAGCCTTCACGGTCGCGCAAGACGGCGACCCCAGCGTCAGAGATTTCCATCGGCGCGCGCCTCTTGCTCATGGATGCACGACCCAGGTTTTTTGAATGACCGTGTCGCAGGCGTCTCCCGTCTGCAGCGTTCGGCCGTCGCTCATCTGGATCATACATTTTGTCCCCGGCGCGAAGTGTTCGCGGTGTTGGCTGCGCGCGTCGTGCAGTTCGAGAATTTCTTGCGGGTTGATCCAAATCGGGTGACCATCGGGCGCGCTCAACTCAATCAGAACGACCAAGGTTGCGCCGCAGAGCAGGTGGGAGGACATCCTGCCCTGCGGCGCGCTCAACGTCTTAGCCCTTCGGCTCCGGCGTCGGTGGCAGTTCGTTACTCGGCGTGTTGCCGCTGTCAGGCAGGGTGTTGTCCACGCGCGGCGGCAAGAGCCACGAACCCGGTGGAATTTCGATCGGGTGCGTCGGTTCGCCGCCCGGCGCCATCGGCGGCATCACGACGCCGCCGCCCGGCAGATAGGTCGGGGGCAGCGTGTTGTCGACCCAATTCGGAGGTCCACCCCAGATGCCAGGGGGTTGTCCGCCGCCGCCAGGAGGCTGCGGCCACACGCCGGGAGGGTAGATCGGCCCGCCGCCGATGCCCGGCTGCGGCGGCACAGGCCCCGGCGTCGGATAACCAGGATAGACCGGCCCGCCGCCGACATGCCCAGGCGGATGGGCAGGGCCGCCGCCAACATGTGGCGGGTAGGGCGGCGCTGGCAGTCCCCAGCCTGGATAGGCCGGAAGTTGCGGCGGTGATGGTCCGCCGCCGACGACTGGCGGCGGATAGTAGATCGGCGGCATGACCGCCGGGGGCGGCGCTCCTGCCGAGATCGGCTCTACGACGACGATATAGGTTTGCGGCATTGGGTGCGCTCCTCAGTGTGCCGCCGGAATTGGCGGACTTGGTTGTCCTCATGGTTGTGCGTGAAGGGCATGTGACGGGTCATGCGCCGAGGCCATCAGACCCGCCCCTGCCAGATGCGGAACGGCGCGGCCTCGTAGCTGTTCAGGTAGCGCGCCCAGTCATCCTCGCCCCACTGCTCATGGACGGCGCGCTCGTAGACCTCGATCGGCAGGCGGGCGAGCAGCTTGTTGATCCCGTTGTGGCTCATCGTCTCTCGATCGCGGGCGACGCCGTCGAGTATCTCGTCGAGAACTTGCTCGGTGTGGACGGTCAGCTCGTCGGGGCGCTCGTCGTCGGTGATCGCCGTGCGCCGCACTCCGTCTGCATCACGGTAGGTGGTGCGGCGCTCGGTCATGCCGCGCGACCCGTGCTATAAATGCGAAACGGCCCCGCGTGGCAACGCGAAGCCGTCTCTTGACACAACCGCCTGCTGGATAGGCCGCCATGCCCGCCTTCAAAGATATAACCGGCCTCCGCTTCGGTCGATTGGAAGCCCTTCAATTTCTTTCCATGGACAAGCACGGCGGGGCTTGCTGGCTTTGCCGGTGCGATTGCGGAGCGGAAAAGACCATTCGCGCTAATTCTCTGCTGATGGGCATGACTGTCAGTTGCGGCTGTCTCCAGCGTGAAGTCGTCGGCAACATGAGACGAACGCACGGGATGGGACGCACGTCTGCCTACAAGCGGTGGACAGGAATAAAGCAGCGATGCCTCAATCCCAGGAACCCAGAATTTGCTGATTACGGCGGGCGAGGGATTACCGTCTGTGAGCGCTGGCGCGATAGTTTTGAGGCGTTCTTGGAAGATATGGGCCAAGCGCCGCCAGGACTGTCGCTTGACCGGATTGACAATGACGGACCTTATTCGCCCGAAAACTGCCGTTGGGCGTCGCCTGCTGAACAAGACGGCAACAAGCGGCGCACAGGACGGAAGCGGGCGGACATTGGCGGCCAACGGTTTGGCGCGCTGACTGCCATCCGGTTTTCGCACATGGTGAAGACGCATGCTCACTGGGCTTGTCTCTGTGATTGCGGGCGAGAAACCATGGCAAGCGCCTCAAACTTGAAGGGCGGGAGCGTTTCGAGTTGTGGCTGCTCTCGACGCTCCCATGCGTAACACTATTTCTTAATTCCGTTGAATAAGATGTGCGCAAGAGGGTTGCGCATCTCGACGCCCCATTCACAGACTATCATGCGCGTCTCCGCATCTCCCACGCGCGCCATGAGGAACTGACGAAATGCTCTGAAGAACGCGACGGCGATATAGTCAGGGTCAAACAAGAGCCCGACATCGACTGGGAGCCAACGACTTGGCGCGACTTTAACTCTACCGAAGTCCGTCGCTATGACATCGATGGTGCTGACCACTTCCGTCTTGCCGACGAGGACTTGTGTAGTAGAGCGGCCGGTGAACGCCGAGATGGTGCGCTTCGGCCCTGGCGGCACGATCCACATACTTGGTGATCCACCGTTTTGGTAGGCCGCCTGCATAGCATCGCCTAGCATGGCCTCAGTAATAGTGACCGGTGATCCAGGGGCGGCGAAGGCGTCGGTCGCCAGGACCGGCAGGCCGGTGACGATGGTGCCGGGCGCGACTGCTGCGGCGACGGTCGAGTTCTTGTCCACTGCTCGGCCGAGCCAGTGGGAGAAGGCTTCCGTAGTCCTGGCGGCGGGCCCGGTGTCGTTGCCGTCGTTCCTTGGTTGGCGAGAGCAGAGGATGCTCTCCATGTCACTCTTCAGGACCTTCGCCGCCAACGCCATCTGGTGGGCCATTTCGCTGCCCTTGCCAGCGGCGTCGCTCTCCTCCTGCGAACCAGACACGGTCGCGTCGCGCTCGCTGATCTGGGTCGTGTTGTTGCGGCGGATCGTCGGCTGAGACGGGCCGTTATTGAGCTGGAAACCTTCAACCTGCGCATTGGCAAGGTTAACCAGCGGCAGGAACTCGGTCTGCCAGTCGAAGATGCGGTTCTTGACGTTCCTTCGTCTTGCCGCGCTCATCACGGGCGTGTCGAAGGGGTCGATATTGTAGATGGCGTTGCTGAGGTCTTCTCGGTTTGCTGTCGCGTTATAAGTCGTAAACGCAGACGTGACTTTGGTCGTATTGGCCACGGTAGTTGATCCTTTCGGGCAAAGAGGGATTGTCTCCAGCGATGCTGCTGGACAGGTCTCTATCCCGAACGGATAGACTATGGGGTCTCTGGCTTAAGCCAGACAGTCAGCTCCGGTTGACCCGGATTTATTGGCTCTACCGCCGCCCAGATGAGCGGATGAGCTGGGCCATCACGTCGGCGGCGTCGTCCACCCGTCCGGTGGAGGCGAGCCGTTTCTGGGCGTCGTTCATGCCGCGCGCAGCGCCATTGCCGATGCGCGGCGCGGAGCCGGGCTTGAGCGGCACGTCGGGCTGCACCGGCAGGGGGCGGTTGCGCATCATGTTGCGGTACTTGGCCGCCATGTGCAGGATCGACAGCATGCGCTCGTCGTAGGTCGTGCCGATCTCGTCGTCGCTGAAGCCAGCCTCGGCGGCGGTCTGGCGCATGTACTGCAGCGCCTTGTCGACCGATTGCTGATCGGTGAGCTTGTTGCGCGACTTGAATTTATCGAACTCGGCCCGCGCATAACCGGCAGTGCGGTTGGCGTGGTCGTTCATCGCCTCTTGCTGCGCCTGGGCGCGGCGTTGGCGGATGGTGTTGAGGGTGCCGTAGACAGCCTTGTAGTTGCTTTCGAGCTGATGGGCGGCTTGCGGGTTCTGCTGGTAGAGTTGGTCCCAGTTCGGCTCCGGCGGAATGAGGGCCTGGAACTCCTGCTCCTGGTTGGTGCAGAGCTGGATGTAGGCGTCGCGCGCAGCCTGCGTCTCTGAGCCGCGCTGGTCGATCGCCTTGGCGATCTCGACCATGCGGCCCATGCGATGGTTGAATGTCTCTTCGCGGGTGTAGCCGCGCAGAGCCTCGCTGAGGGTGACTTCGCGTTCTTCGCCGTCTACCTGAATTTTGTACCTGGGGCCGGTGTCTTCGCCTTCGCCCCCTTCGGGATCGGTCCCCTTGTCTGGTTTTTCAGCGTCTGGATCGGCATCGTCGGCTTCGGCCCCGACGCGCTCTGGCGGCTCATCGAGGGCTGGCTCGTCATCGCCGTCGGCGGCGGCTGCAGGACGTTTCGCTGGCTTCGAAACGGCGTCCCCTTCTTCAGACCGGCCATCTGCCGCCTTCCTTTCCATTTCCAAAAAGCGGGGATCGGCCCCGCCGTCCGAGGCGTCGCCTGTCAGCGGGTCCCCTTCCACTGAGCGCGGCTGAAAGATCGGTTCTGCTTTCGCGGTGGAGACGAACCGGCCGCCCTGGTCGCGTTGCCGGGTGGCGTTGGGGATTTCCTGCGCGAACGCATCGCGGACCTCGTCGAGGCCGCTGTCGCCTTCAGGAGGCATGGGGTTTCATCCGCAGGTCGTTGCGGTATTCGTTGAGCAGGAGGCCCAATTCGACCGGGATGGCGTCGAGGGCGCGTAAGCGCGCGGCCAGCTCGTCCTGCTCCCGGCCCGCCCCGCCGAGGTCCATGAATTGGTTGAACCAACGCTGCCGGAGCGCCTTGTAGACGTAGCCAAACGCCTTATCGGCCATGAGAGCCTTGGCGGCTTCGGAGAGTTCCCGCCGCTGGCTTAGGCTCTCTACTCTGTCTGTACCGCCCAGCGCCGACATGTCTCAAGTTCATGGCGGCAACCATGAAGATATCCCGATGACATCTTCTGTGATTGCTTCAATGAATACTTCGATTGGCGGCAAAAGAAAAGGCCGCTCGATGAGGAGCGGCCAAGGTTGATGCACCCAAAGGAGAAGTGTGCGGGGGGCGAGCTTACTGCCCGCCGAGCTTGGGAGGCAAGGCCATCGGCCCTGGCGGGCCGGGCGGCGCCCCTGGAGGCGGCGGCCCAGGGGGTCCTGGGGGCGGTCCCCCTGGGCCGCCTTGCGGCGTCTCCGGCATCTTCGGCGCTTGCGGCGGCGGCGGCGCTGGCTGCGAGCCGGGCTGCGCCACGCTCGCCTGCGCCATGTCGGCGGCGATCTGCGCCATGTCGACCTGATGGTCGAGGGCGACCTTGGTTTCCTGCACCCTGATCTGATCGGCCTGGTAGGCATGCTCCTGCGCCAGCCGGTCGCGCCTGTACGCCTCGTCCTGCTGCTGCTTCTGGATGTTGAACTGCTGCTCGCCCATCGCCTGCGCGGTCTGAGATTTGACGCGCTCATAATTCGCCTTGGCGGCGATCGTCATCGCGTCGGGTTCGTGCGGCGCGCTCGCCATCGCCTGCAGGACTTGCGGGCTTGGCGTCTTGAAGTACCTCGACACATTTTTAATGTTGGCGATCGACAGCATATCGCTAATCGTGTTGAGCATCTCAGGGATGCCGACGACTGGATTGCTCGGCCCGAATTGCTGGTAAACCTGAGCCTGATCATTTTTGATCTGCTGCAGCGTCATCATCCTGACCGTGTCCGAACCTTTGCCCAATGTCGGGTTGACCTCGACCGACATGTCGGCGTCGAACATTGACGTATGGTACGTCTGCCAATTGCCGTTGATCTTGAGCGTGCGCGACTGGTTTTCGTTCTCGATGATCTCGTTGAAGAGCCCGTGAAACAAATCGCGGTAGCCGGTTTCGGCAAGCACCCGCGCCACCAATTCGGTGCGTTCCTGAGCGCCGTTGATGATCGCCTCGACGCCGATCATTGTGCTTGATTGCAACGCCTTCGGGTCCAAGCCCTTGCTGGCGTCGACGAGGCCGGTGCGTTTGCTTTGCACCGTGTCGAGGTATTGCAGGATGGGCAAGGCCTGCTGGCCGACGAATGGGGTGGTGGCGAATTGCACGGCGTTGCCTGGATCGCCGCGCGTTCTGATCACCGCGCCGAGATCATCGTTCAAGGCGTCGTCGAGGTTGGTCACCAGCTCATTGACGACGGTTTTCGGATTGATGCTTTCGGCGAGGCTGTCCAATACACCCCTGGTCATATTCGTCTTAATGCGCTGGATGTCTATACAGAGGTCACTAATGCTATCCCCCACGATCGTATGGCCTATGGGGTCGCAACTGAACAAGGCGAACTTCACTCTGTTCGCCGGTTGGTCGCGGACGATCGCGTGGCTTTCGCCCATGGTGCAGATGTAGCGCAGCTCCGGCGTCCCATCGCCATCGGCGTCCACTCGCATGTACCATTCGCCATAGAGGACACCGTCGCCGACGCGGCTCGACATGCCGCGCCCTGGATTGCGGATCATCGCCTCCATGGTGAAGTTGTGGACATCGGCGGTCTGCAGGAAGTTGGCGGCGAGGTCGCGCTCGTAGCCCATTGCGGTCAATTCATCGAGGGTGACGATGCGTTCATGGCCGACGATGCGCGATTGATCGAAGCGCCGCGCGTAACGATCGAGGCGCATCTCTTCCGGCGGCACGCCCTCGACGCGGGTCATCGGTTTGCTCTCGACGCTTTCGATCACGACATCGAGGCCGCCGAGGTTGGCTTCATTCGGCTTGAGGGAGTTGGGGACGACCTTGGCGTTCTGGTCTTCGCCGAGCAGCGTCTGGAGCTGCTCCGGGCTGATGTTGACGAAAGACTTTTGCTTGGTCTGGCGGGTCGTGTCGGTCCACCATTTGACGTAGCCGGTCTTGACGGTGAGCGCGTCTTTGAACGCGCCGTAGAGCGTCAGGAAGCCGCTGTTGTCGTGCCAGAAAACATAATTGGTGTAGTTGGTCGCCTGCTCGGCCATCGGCTCGTCGGCCTCCGAGCGCGGCGCCAGGGAGATGACGTTCTCGCTCGCCGCGAAGATGCGCACCAAGCTCGGCAGCATGGTGAGGATGGCGTCGCGCACGTCGGTGGAGACGAACGACGAGCGCGTCGGGCCTTCGGTCGGGCCGAGGATTTCCTCGTAGGTCGCATTGGGGTCTTCGACGATCAGGGTGTCGCTGTAGGGCGAGCCTGAGGCGTTCAACGATGGCAAGAGACCGTAGTAGTACTTCTGCGCTTCGTCGCGCTTGGGGGCGAGAACGCTATTCTCGTAGTCCCGCGCATCGGTGATCATCGCGTGGACGAATTGCTGGTAGGATGCGGGATCGCCGGGATCGTAGGACGACGGCGTGCCGGTGGCGGTGTCGCCGTCCTTGAAGGTGAAGAGCCTCTCCAGAGCCATGGCTATCGCTCCACGGCTTCAGGATTGAACTGATGATGGATCTTCTTTGCTGTCTCGATGGCCACGATGCATCTAAGCTCCGCGGAGGCAGACCTTAGCCTGACTTCAGAAGTAATGACAATGACACGGAAGGCGTTTAGTCATCGTCGATCGGGGGAATAAGTTTCACTTCGGGGTCCAAACATCCATGCACAAGCTTCTCGTTGCTACGGCTGCGCTCTTGCTCACCGCCGCGCCCGCGCACGCCACGCTGCAACTCAGCATCAGCGCCAACGGCTCGACCTTCACCTGCTCGGACGGCGAGCTATCCTGCGATTTGTCGGGGGAAGCGAAGAACCTGCTCACCGTGGATCAGACCGTGGGGGGCGCGTTCGTGCAGCTCACCCTGGCGCAATCCTCGCTGCATCCGAACGAGCTGCAATTGTCGTCGAGCAACATCTTGAACGAGCGGCTTGCGCCAACGAGCATCAGGCTTTTGGCCAGCGATACGGGTTTCGCCGCGCCGGTTTCTTTCATCGAGGAGAGCGCCTCGTTGACATTCAATTCGGCGGTTGGATCGGGGGCGTCGAACCTGCAGTTCTGGGCCGATCCCTTGAACATTCAGGGGGCCAATCCCTTGAACACGCCCGGCACGCTCTTGGACACGGTGTTCGGCACGCCCTTGACCGATCCTGACAGCTTCAGCGGTTCGCGGCTGTCGGCGTTCGCCGCTGGCGGGCCGTTCTCGATGACCGAAGAGGCGACCTTGAACCTCGTCGGCGGGGCCAGCGTGACTGGGTTTAACCAGAGCATGCAGTCAGGCGTCGTGCCGGAAGCTTCCACCTGGGCGATGATGATCGTCGGCTTTCTTGGGCTGGCGTTCGGCGCGTACACCCGTAAGCGGGCTCCTCGCCTCGTCTAAATCACGCCTCGGAGGCGGCGCCGCATGGCGCCGCGATGGAGCATGGCGGCTGACAGGCCGGTGACCAGATGGAAGCCCATAGCTGCGGTCTGGTAGGCGTCGGCGCCGTGGCTGTGCGGTCCTGGGCCATGCACCGGCTGACCCATCGATGACTTGTGGTAGCCCCTGAGCATCGCCAAGCCGATCTTGCATTTCGCCGCATCGAACCAGGACGAGCCGAGCATATTGCGGGCGGCGTTGATGGCGTCGTCCTTGGCTGAAATGCGCGGCACGGTGATGATCGGCTCGTTCTGCGGGATCAGGTCAGCCAGGGTTTGCCGGCGCGATTTGCCGGATGAGATTTCGCGATGTTCGATGTCGTGCGGCAGGAGGTGGCAGCGGTAGTCGAAACCATGCGCGGCCTTCTTCTCTCGGATCACTTTGCCCCAATGGTCGAGGCCTTTGCCGACGCCCATCGCGTAGTCGATGAAGTGGACTTCTTTGCCGACGACCTGCAGCCACCAGATACTGCAATAGTCATGCACGCCGAGGTCCCAGGCGGTGATCACGGGGGCTGAGAGATCGACCGGGACCGGGCAGACCCGGCCTTGCAGGGCGAGCGCATTGAGGGCTTCGGCGAAGTAGGCGCCCTCGACCGGGGCGTCGAACGAGCATTCCATTTCGCGGGCGTATTCGTCGGCTGACATGTCCTGGGTCAGCTCTTTGGCTTCGTCGTAGCTGAGGGCCTCCTCGCCGGTCGAGGACAGCGGGATCAGGAACACATCCCAGCGTTCGTCATCCATCGCCTTCAGGCGCAGGGTGTTGAAGTGGTCGTCGCCATTCGAGGTCCCCGACACGATGGCGAAGCCCCTGTAATCGGCGAGGCAGGGCCTGACAACGGTGGAGAACACCGTCTTTTGCAGCAAGGGATATTCGTCCAAAACGATGCCGTCGAAATACATGCCTCTCATTCTCTCGTAGGCGCTCATGCCGCCGTAGAGTTTGATGATCGCGCCGTTGTGCGGCATGACGATCGCCAGCTCGGCTTCGCGGAACTGCACGCCGTCGATCGGCGCGGTGTATTGCTTGAGGTACGACCAGACCAAATCTTTGGCCTGCTCAAAGCTGGGTCCCACATAACCGTAGCGCGGCGGCGGCCATTCGCGATTGTTGAGATAGGCGGCTCTTATTAAGTGGTTCGCCAAAGCGACGGTTTTCCCTGCGCGTCGGTGGGCGCAGACGAACATCCATCGCTTTTCGGATGCATGCACCGCCAAAAAGTGGCGACGAGGCAAGTACGGAATGGTGAGCGGGGCGGCGTCGATCGTTTCGGCGAATGTCATGCCTTATCCTTACGCCTGCCGTCGCGGCCATCGGGCGGAAAGATGGCGAGCAGCGTCTCCTCGAACACTTCCTCATCGTCGGCCGGGTCCCAGCCGGGCTTTTCTTCCTGTTCGCGCTGCACCAGAGCGGTGCGCAGGATTTTCATCAGGCTATGCCTCCAGTCGACGGAGAGGAAAAGCCGGATATTCATTCATTCCTCCTCCACCACCCGGCCTTCGATCAATGGCGGCTCAGGTTTACGCGTGTCTTCGGGGGCGAGCCAAGTGAGCGTCAGCGCGCCGCCTTTCGAGGGCATCTTCAATTCGAGGTCGCCAGCGTGATGGAAGCCTCGGCGTTGCGCGGCGCGGGATTTGAGAAATTCCTTGGCGGCGGCCAATTGATTGGAGAAATGTTCGTCGTCATTGACGCCTTTGAACAGGACGCTGATCGCCTGATCGACGCCGCGCGCGATCACCTCGTCGAGCGCGCGTCTGAGGACCGGCGTGTTCATGATGAAGATGCGCAATTCCTCGCTGTCGGCGTCGATTAAGTCGGCGATGGCGCCGACATCGCCGTGACGAGCGAGGATCATCGGCCTGAGAGCGTCGGGATCAAAAGTCGTCATCGTTCAAGCCCACGTTTATATCCGCGCGTGAAGCCGTCGATGCCGCCGTTGGCGCGTCCGATCAGGTAGGCGAGCCGGATAAGCCCGGCGCCGACGCCGATGATCAGACCGATGGCGGGTATGCACCAATCCATGGGGGTCTCCTTTCAAATCGGGAAGGGCCGTGCAGCGTCATCGTTCGAACCCCCACCACTTGTCTATGCAGGCGTCGCAGAACTGGGCGGCGTGGCCATCGCCTTTCCACACCCTCATCGGCATGTCGTCCTCACCGATCGAGGCCGAGCAATAGGAGCAGAGGACCGAGCGCGGGCTATCGGGACGCCCCCAGGTGACGTGGCCCCAATCGAAGCCGGGCTTTGGCTCCAGCGGCATGTGTGGCGTCTCGACCATTGACTGCCTTTGAACATCGGGAAGGGGCGGGCTGACAATACGGCCCGCCCCTTCCCTTTCGCCGTCGACTTTCGTTCTCGTCTAACGCCTTCGGTTGGGGGGCTCCATCGGGCGTGACGGGACGCTGGGGAGCAATGGAGAAAGCCCCCCAGGACGCCGCCGGTTAACTCCTTCTCAGCGCGCTGGCGCGATCGGGGATGCAGGTGCAGACCCATTCGCGCCAGCGGGCTTGATCGAGGTTTTGCGCGCCGAGCAGGTTCTGCGCCACAGCGCCGAGCTGCTGGAAACCCTGCTGGCCGCCCTGCTGCTGCGCCATGGCGGCGTACAGGCGTTCATGCGCGTCAGTGGCGAGGCGTTGGGCTTCGTCGCGCCAGTGCAGCTTGAGGCTGCGCTCGGTCGCCAGCTCCAGATCGAGCGTCTCGATCTGGCGATGGGCGCGGTCAATCACCTCCAAGAGCCGCGCGTTCTCCCGCGACAAGAAGATTTCTTCTTGTCGCGGCGTCTTCACCTTGGCGGCGAGGCCGGAGGCGAAAGCAATGATGGTCGCGGTCAGTGACATGGGTTCCTCCTTGCTTCGGCGATCAGGTCCGCCTCGTCTTGGGTTGCAGCTTCGATGATGGTGATCTCCGCCAGTCTGTCGAGCCAGTCCAAATAGACGCGCGGATCAAGCCGTTCGTGGACGATGAAACGCATCACCGCCATGCCGACGGCCATGCCGCGATCGGCGCGGTCCTCAAACAAGCTTTCGGCCCTGAGGCTGGTGAGAAAGGCGTCAGTGAGCCTCCCAGCGGCGGCCTTCTTGGCTTTATCGTGGGCGTCTTCGCGCATCGGTTCAATCTCCTCCTTTATATCCAGCTTTCGACGATCTGTGGCTCGTCTTTTTCGTCGCGCATCAGGCGGGTGAGGCCAGCGCGCTGCAGTTTTTCTCGGATCGGCTCCAGGTCGAGGCATTTGATCACGTGGCCGGTGGGCTGGGGGCCGGTCGAGCTGATCTCAAAGGCGCGGACGATGAAGCCGCAGGGGTAATCCCTCGGCCGCTCGTACACGGTCCAGATAGTCAGCCTGCCGCGCTTCGCAGCCTCGGCCTGGATGAGAACGATCGAGAAGGCGTCGTCGTTCATAGCTCCTCGGTGGAGCATTCGAGGCAGCAATAGATGGATGGGCCTCGGTATTCCAGGCCGCAATGGTGACACTTTTCCGGCTCGAACCTGTCGTCGCGGTAGTAGGCTTCGTTCCGCCTTTGAGAGCGCTCGATCTCTGCTTCCGTATAGCCATCGCAATACGGGCAGGGTCCGATCGGCGTCTCGTCGTCGCCATCGTCGCCGCCTACGGCTACGAAGCCTCGCCCTCGGCATTCGGGACAGATCATGGGCCGCCTCCCTGGTCGCGCTCGATGATCCGCCGCAGACGCCCGTAGGCGAAGCCGAGCTTGTACACATACTTTTCGCGCACCGAAGGATGGGCGCCGCGCATCGCCGTCTTCAGGCTCTCGATCGCCTCGGCGAGCGCGTCGCGCACCTCCCGCAGCTCGTCCAGGCTCGCCTCGTCGGCGCTCTTCTTCGCCGCCGCCTCGGCTTTAGGTTTTGTCATCGCCGTCTCCCGCAATCATCGCCATCAGCGTCGCCATCAGCGTCTCCTGGACGATCCGCCGCTGCTCAACCGGCAACGCCGCATAAGCCGCCTTGCTCTCGGCCATCAGGCGCCTCTCCCGCTCCCGCAATTTCTTCATGTACAAACGCTGGTAAGCCCTCTTCCAAGCCACGGCGTCGAAGCCAGGTTCGCCCTTCTCGCCATCGGCAGGCCGGTCGCGCTTCATCTCTCTCCGGCCCCCTAAAGAGTAATAAGCCAGCTTGTTGTTAGACCTCTAACAACCGATACTTCCGTTAGACCTCTAACAACCACGATATATTTGCTCCACCTTCTAAAAAGAGCGCAACGCCCCGCCCGTCACCTCCCCATTTCGGGGGAGATGCAGTGGGTATATCTACCTAAAGGTTCAAAATGTTGCTTTCGAGGGGCCTAAGCCTTTGACGCCTCGGCGTCACGCGCACTGATTACGTTATTAATCGCGTCCGCCGTAACCTGTGGATAGGCGTTGAAGGTCTCCATAATGATCTCGACCGTGCGTGGAATTGGCGTCTTACCCGTCCGCCAGCGCCGCATCGTCAGCGGATCAACCCCAAGAAACCGCGCAATGTCCGAATAATGCGCCTCGACGCCGTCAAGCCCCCCGCGCCGGCGCTTACGCGCCAAACACTGCTCAACCAACATCTTAAACCGCTCTGGGGTCATCCGCGCTTTCTCCGGCCCCCCCCCGCTGTCAACAGCTCAGAGGCGACCCAGGTGGAAATACCCAGGGGATATCTTCCCGGCTCTGCCGAGATGCAACCCCTCTTATGTACAAGTCATTTTGACACGTTTGATATCTATATGAAATCCTGCCCTTCACAAAAGATTGACCGGGGCTATCCCGCCGTGAAACGTCGCCAAATGCCGATTACACCCCAGCAGGTCCGCGCCGCCCGCGCCCTCCTCCAATGGTCCCGGCCCAAACTCGCTAAGAAAACCGGCGTCTCCCTCTCAACCATCCTCCGCGCCGAAGAAGGAACCGCCAGACCCGTAACCCTCCGCGCCGTCAAAGCCGTCCTGGAAGCCGAAGGCGTCGAATTCGTCCCTAACGGAGCCCGCCTCAGGCCGAAATAACCTTCGCCCGCCGCGCC